AATCTACGTTTGACGGCTGGCATATACTTTGCACCAGGCACTTCAAACTGGAAATGATCAGATAATTCTTTATGTAGATGGGCTTCTGCCTCTACTTTCAGAAAGACTTCATTCTTTTTGTAGATGAGTGTCACCTAATTCCATAATACTTAACAATTTCAATAGTATTCTTGATGGCAAACCCACGTGAATCGATCTGCTTAAGAATCCTATCAACACAATTTATACAAGTTTCTAGGTAATCTATTTTTTGTTTGGCCTTGCACATCTCAGTATCACTATGGATGTACATGTCAAGGTCACCCTTTAATATCTTTAAATCAAAAGGATTTTCTTTGTATACATGAGATGGTGCTTTACCTGAGTAATATTCCCACTTCTCTCTTAGCAATTTTTTATACTTAACCTCAGCATCTGAGAGCATGAGTTTAAATTCATTATGTAATTGCACGTATTTTGCATGGAGTCTAGGTGTTTCCATACTATCGTTGGCAAGCAACTCTGGTAACTCCCTATGGTCGAAGAATGCTTGTGAATCCTTCTTCCATAACTCTTCAATTTTATCAAGATTCATTAATCTAGTTGTTTATTCCGCTTCGTATCTTCCTTAGTTCTGATTTCGTATGCCAAGTAACGGAATGATACCTGTGCCATAGCATATTCAGTACCATCTACTGTAGCATTAAATTCCAATGCATTCAACCCTGTTGGTATTAAGTCTTCAAATACTACATCAAAGTTATGTTGGAAATTACTATTCAATACAAACAATGTAGCATCTGCATAGAGTAAATTACCACCAAAATTCTGTCTGAATTTATTTAAATACTCTCCTCTTTCAGTACCAAACTCTGGTGTACCTAGTGCACGTATCCAGTTATGGAGAATCAAATAGTTTTCCATATTCTCATCCACTAAGAATGAGATAGTAAGTGGGTCATAGGTACAGAAACCTTCTAAAGGTAACTGTCTAGTAGGTGTTGGTTGCTCTTGAATATTTAAATTCAAGGTAGGTATGTTAGCACTCTGACAGAAGTAAGATACTTTTGGAAATTTTGCAATAGAAAACTTAAATCCTATGGGTGATAGGAAGTTTCTATTCTCTATTTGCTTGTTCCAGGTTGTCATATCTATACGTTAGTCGTTCCCAGATTCCTCTGGCATGGTTGTTATGCTCAACTAATTTCTGAGCCCAAATCCTATCTTCCAGACTAACTTCCCTGTTAAGTTTAGTTTTACAGGCAATGATTGTTAGTCTAAGTCTATAGTCCTTGCTTAACATATTTATATCCTTGGTATATATCCTTTATACTTCTGCACTTGTGGTAAAATATCTTCCTCTACTCTCTCTACAATCTTATCTATTATATCAATATCAATATGCATAAATGGTGGGATGATTCCTAACATTCTGAGTGTACCATCTAAGAATAAAGCAAGCGTAGTAAAACCTAAAATCATACTAATGATAGTTGCTTCTCTGTTATGCTTACGCATCGATTCTTCGTCAATCGCTCGTGCTTCTGCGACTGCAACCTCGACTGCGTGTGCAATCATTCTATCGACCTCCTCCTTTGTGTAGGAGATCTTTTTGATCATCTCTTCTGTCATATTTGTATTGTAGCATTACATCCAATATTCGTCTAGTACGTCCAGTGTCCTATTTAAATATTCATCTGCACCTTTACACTCCCACTCACCCTTCTCTCCGATCTCACACTTGTAGTGCAGTTCTCTTTTGAGTTGCATAAGTCTAGAGGTCATAGCAACTTTGTCCAGTCTGCCGTTCATGGCTATACCTATTCTACACTAATATTTAGGTATCTTAGCATAAAAAAAGACCCCAGAGGGGTCTTTTTGTTGATATCGTAATCGATATTATTACATTAGGTTGTTAACTCTAACACGTCTGTAATAACGGTTAGCATTAGCAGTTAGAGCACCTTCACCTTGGGTTAGACCCTCTGCGAATGGGTTTGCGACCATTCCGTAACGAGTCTTGAATCCAATTTTTGGTTGGAAGGTGTCTTGTCCTACGGCTCTGACCATCTGTAATGGCACGTAAGGGCAGTAGAATAGACCTGCGTCATATGCAGAGCTACCTTTGTATCCAGAAACATAGAAGTGAGCGTCACTTACGTTTGCTGAATAAGGGTCAACATAGACCTTAATGCGTCCGTTTAGGGTTCCAACTAGAGTAGAAGAGTTATCATCTACGTTTCCTAGTCCTCCTACAGCACCATTGATGCCAGAAGAGTAGTCGAGAACTCCAGCCATAGACAGAGCAGATGCCACATCAGCAGAGCAGATGAGGATGTTGCCCTTCCCACGACGAGTTTCATGCCCGATGGCATTCATGTCTCTTTCGATTTGGAAAAGTAGTCCCTTAAACTTTTCAACTGACCATCTTCCGTTTGAGTCAACGTCGAGGTCAAAAACACCTGCGTTGGCAACGTTGTTAGCAGCACCAGACTTAGCGACTGTATATACTGTACGAACAACTTCACGGTTGATTTCTGCAAGGATCTCACTAGACAATAGGTTAGCGAGTTCTTGCTCTGCATCAAGACCGTGAATTGCCTTCAAGTCTTGAGCAAGTTCTAGTGTGTACTCTGCTTTTAAAGCACGAGTTTTGGCTGTCACCGAGGTCTTCTCGATGCTGAAGCTCATTTCGTTGAATAAGGTTGAACCTGATCCAAGAGTTTCAGCAACGTTTCTTGCTACTCCAGTTTCGCCACGCTCATAGTTAGCAGTAGTTGTACCACCACCAGAGGTGTCGTTAAGAAGTGCAGGGTTAGCATCGGTTGCACCGTTGTCTCCACGAGGATGTGTGTCATCACCACCAGAAGCGTTAGTCTGGTTGTAAGCACCAGGGCCAGCTGAGCTTGCAGAGAAGCTTGAATCTGGTTCGTGGAATAGAGCTTCTGGGCCTGCACGAAGTGCTGAACCTTGCTCTTGATAATGAGCCTTCATTGCGAAGATAAGTCCTGTAGGACCACTCATTGGTTGAACTCCACATATGTCGTATGCTACCAAGTTAGGCATAGCACGACGTATGAGACTGATCATTACTGGGTCGAAACCAGCTAGACCGCCTGTTTGTGTTGTAAGTCCACTACCTGAAAGTGCGTTAGTACCAATAGCACCAGCTGTGTTGCTGGCCTCATTGATCATACCACGTTCTTCACGTAATGACTTTTCTGTATTTTCTAACAGAACAGCAGTAACTGCTTTCTTATAATTGTCCTTGATGGCACCAGTGCCTTCATGACTAAGAACAGGATCCCACTTTTCTGTTAAAGCTTGTGCATTGAACATTGCTTTAAAAAGTTAGTGTAAAACGAATAATTTATTTCCAGCGATTTAGTGCTTGAAGATATGTTGCCATTGCTGGTGTAACATCTTCAGAACTTTCTACTGGGGTCTCATCTGCAACCTCGTTTTGGGTTACGGTTGACTCCTTAAAGTAGCTCTCCTTGATAGTATTAACTTTCTTGGTGAACTCCTCTTCGGTTGTGAACTCGATTCCCTCTGCGAGAGCAGCGAGTTTTTCCTTCTGAGTATCTGCTAGTCCTTCTGAAACATTATTCAAAACAACTACTCTTGCAGACTCATCTAGGCGATTTTGTAATTTCACATTAGCTTTGACCTGTTCGTCAAGGCGTGTTTCCATCTCACGAATTTGATCGGCCATACCTTCTACCACATCAACTTTGTCGTCTGGGATAGAGATATAGTGCTCCTCAAAGAGATTCTTCAGACCTGCAATGAAGTCTTCTGTAATCTCAGTCTTTATACCTTGGTCAATGGCGATTTTATTCTCTTCCTTCCATTGTCCAATGGCGTAATTCACTGTGCCGTTGACTTCTTCAGAAAGTTCTTTCTTAATCTCTTCAACTTTCTTTTCTGTCTCTTCAGCAAAGTGTTTTACAAGCTTGTCGTACTCTTCTTTGAGTTTTGCTTTTACTGCTGCCTCGAAAATTGTTTTTGCTTTCTCGGCAAACTCTTCAGAGAGTTCTGTTCCCTCTAGTAGGGCTTTGATGTCATCGGAAACGTCGAGTTCAAAACCAGCATGGATTGGATAAGTTACCTTACCACCATCACCAGTTCCGTATGCTACCTGAGTACCAACTGTAGGTGTTGTACCTTGGTCACCAGCATCATTGATGTTACTTGTCTGAGCAGTACCATCACTTTGTGCTGCTTTAGCACCAACAGGAGCTGCTGCTTTAGCACCAGGATTTTCTTCACCGTCCTCGTCATGTTCGTTAGGAGTTGTGGAACTACCACCTAAATCAGTAACTGACTGTGCTCCAGGAACAGCAGCAGGTTCAACTTTAGGTTGAGGATCCTTTCCGCTTGCACTTGATGTTTGAACATCAGATGTTTGTGAAGGATCAGAACCAGTTCCAGGAATTACACTAGCAGAAACTGATGGCATAGGATCTCCTTCTTTAAGAGATATCTTTTGCTCAGTCGCTAACTCCTCAAACTTTTCGTTTAATGTATCAGACATTTGTTAAATTCCTCGAATTTTCCGTATATAATCTAAGTTTATTTATTAAATCAGAGTTTTGAAAGGAAGTCATTGAAAACTTTCAGTGTCTTCTCTTCCAATTCCTGACGCGATGAAGCGTCAATGATTCCTTTATATTTAGCAACTTCGGTTTCTTTTAGGATTCCGTTGTCCCAAACCCACTCTTTACCTTCCATGATTCCATTAACAAATGCATCAGGTGCGGATGGATCAGCAACGATATCAGCAGCAGTTGTTAACATAAAATCATCTTGAACTACAGAGCAATCCTCTCTCTTATCAATACTTCCCATTCCTCTAGAAGAAACTCCTAACTGTACACCTTCACTTAAAAGTGACTTAGCGATGTTACCCATAGGTGTATCAAGAATTTGGGCCTTGCCCATAAAGTTAGTTCCTTCGACGCGGAGTTCAGTAATCCTGTGAGAGACTCGATCAAGATTAACAGTAGGTCCATCGGGATGCCCCAACTCACCTAATGCTCTCTTAGTTTTAACGTATTCTTCGTTGTATCTTTGTACTTCTCTATTAAGAGTTTCAAAAGGATACATACGACCATTACGATTCTTTAGTTCAGACTGTAAAAAGACTCCCTCAATATAAAGAAGTTTCTTTCCATTCTTTTCTTCTTCAAGAACTTGGATGTTCTCGATTGTCTCCGTTATCAGTTTCATTAGATTCAGGCTCTACAGTAGGTTCTTCAGGTGGTTCGTTAAATAACGATTTAGCAACACCCACCTTGTCATCACCAATAGCATCAGATGCTTTGGCATACAAGATATCATTTATATCATCAATAGCAGAAGCTCTATCGTTATCCCTAATTTTGGATATGATATCAACCACTCCTGGTATCGTTAACTCATTATCAACTTCAGTTTCTTGTGTCATAACAATATGATATTATATTTTATTTAGTATTATTTGATGCCTTGGACGCGGACGCAGGTTTGAGTTTAGCCGATTCTTTAGATGCTTCTAAATCTCTGGCAGCATCATCTTCTGCTTTTTGTGCTTCAATCTCTGGAGCAAATGCATCATTCTGACGATCCAAAGTATCAAATTCAGTGACATTAATAGGATCCATTACTAGACCTCTATCAATCTCACTTTGGATCTGCTTGTCCATTTCTTTAAACTCATCGTCACGTTGTAGAAGAACGTGTCTACGTACATGTTCGATAGAGTAGTACTTACCAACAAACGGATCCATCTGTGTTACAGTGGCCATACGTTGGTTGAGCATTTCTATTTCTTTTAGTTCATTGAAATGATTATCAAATAAGAAGTCATACTGAATATGCTCCTTCATTTCGTCCCAATCTTCGGGAGAGATAACTCCTTTAAGTATAAGTTGCGTCTTGAGAACGTCGTGAAAAAATTCTCCAAATCTTTTACGTAGTCTCCCAATGAACTTGGCGAACTTAAGTTCGTCACGGAGGACTTCAGTGGTTTTACCGAGGTTGAATCCTTTGTTGTCGTCTGTGAGACGGGAAGGAGGAAGATTGAGGCTATTATAAAGCTTCTTCTTAAAGTACTCAACATCCTTGAGTTCTCCCAGGTTTTGTCCACCTGGTAATGTGGTGATCTCAGTTCCACGACCACCCTCTCTACGAGGTAACCAAAAATCCTCTAGCATACTCATATGCTTTTTATCATCACGCATCTCACCTGTAGCAGAATCATATACAAGCTTGTTACGATAACGTGCCATTACGTCACGCAAGTATTGTTCTGCTTTTACCTTTGGAAGATTACCTACATCAATGTAGAATATTCTTCTTTCTGGAGCACGAGATAGTCTGTATATAACAAGACTATCCTCAATCATTCTGAGTTGATTGAGTGACTTAATTGCTTTATGTAAGAATCCCAGAGTCATTCTCTTATTGAGATCCTGTAAACCAGATGGTGTAAATGTAATTGCATCAACTGCAATCTTAACACCTTGAGATAATGACATATCTCCTACTGGCCCTAAAATACCACCCTTATAAAATCCCTTTGGATTATAAAGATAGTAATCTACAAATGTTCCATATTCATACTCTAATGCTGTCCCTTTAATTGCTTGACGAGCTAGAGCATCTTTTGGAGTATTATCAATTTTTTGTCTGACCTTCTTGATCTTCATAGGATCAATATAACGAAGTTCAGTAATTCCTTTCTTAGGAGCATCTAAATCAATTACTTTATGGTAGTATAATCTACCATCAATATACCAAGAACGAATAATCTCATGAGCACGATTATCAAAATTGATCATCCTCTTAAGATAATCAAACTCATTTCTAATCTTGGTCTTTACACCTGCACCAGTCTTTAGGTTATCTAGATTAATATCTACGCAACTATCGTTATTATCGCTTACAACAAATTCGTTAACTACTTCGTCTATAGCACTATCCACTTCTGGATGTAATGCCATATCTCTATAACGACGAATTAACTCGAACTCATTACGAGCCGAGTTATCAGTGTCTACATACGTGCCGTAATAACCACCTGCTGCAACTGCAATAGGCTCATCAGCAGCAGGAGGAACTGGAGATTGACCTCTACGTTCCCCCTTCTTATTAATCTGAAAGCCAAATAGTTGACTCATAATTATTTCCCATATTCAATTCCAATAGTATTTATTATACTACAGGAAGTGCAGAAACACCAGCTCTAGCACCACTACCTGCCTCAGCAGTAAAGTAGGAATACTGGAATTCAACTGTGAACTCTTCAATCTGATCATTGCTATCGTAAGCAAC